CCTCATGTGAGGGGCTCCGAGCTTTATCGGCTCGTCATCACGACTCCTACTAGGTGTAGTAACTCGTGGCCCGCATCGTAAGGACGCGTACCCGTCCAGCCACTATCTATCGTGGCTTTACGCGTACGAAAGCACCTGGCTTCAATTGGTCAGATTGGACTGATATGGGGAACTTTCCCCTTAACAGTTCAATTACCGACTCAATTGGACGCCCGATGGGTGACTCGCCCATGTCATCAGTTCAATACAAAGGTGAACTGCTGTTCCATGGTCAAGTCTCCTCCAATTACGGTGGGGGCACTCTACACGAGTTTGCACAAGGAAAGGTTGTACCTTCTACGCCCGGAGGGATATCCTCAGGGACAATTCCCGCTCAGGATGGGTGGTACCTTGACTTGGTAGCTGGGACGAATCCCAGTCGCCCTGTCAATGTCATACCCGAGCTGATCGAGAACCTTGTGCAACTCCCGAGGCAGCTTCGAGATCTTGGCAAACTTCTTGCAAAACCAGGTTCGCTCCTTCGCCCCCGAGACGGGGCTGGGACTTACCTGGGTGTGCAATTCGGTTGGCTACCGATGCTCGAAGACCTCAATAAGCTACTTGACTTCAGTACGCATGTCGCTAAGCGCATGCGTGAGCTGGATCAATTAGCCCAGGGAGGGATACGTAGGCGCCTGCAGTTCAAGCGTGATACACAGAATGCCGTTAATAGTCACCGGTGGGCCTTAGTTGGTCCATCGAACTACCTCGACCTACACTACGATATCGTAGTGAAACGTCGAACGTGGGGTACCATTCGTTGGTATCCCGTTAAGGGCATGCCGTATCGCGTGGGCGATGTAAACCGGATCAATCAGGTACGAAAGATCGTAATGGGGTTTACCCCAGAAGGTCTTTCGTATGGCCTATGGAAAGTTATTCCATGGACCTGGCTGATTGGCTGGTGTACGAATGTTGGAAAGTACCTATTGGCAACTTCCAACACCATACCTGCGTCACACTCAGGCGGATGTTTTATGTCCGAGAGTGCGAGGCATTACAGAGCCTCTGGCTTCAGTATAACGAACGGTGCGAACCTTTCGCTATTCTGGGCAGGTACCTATAGTGCGGTCACTAAGACAAGGATTGTCAGTGGCGCACTTACACCTGGCTTCAACGTGCCCTTTTTGGACACGTTTCGGCTGTCTATCCTCGGAGCGTTGGCTACCCAGCGCTTTTGGCGCTAGGCAGATCAACACTTCAAGGAAGGACTTACTCCTATGCTTGGATCGACGCTGGTGATCACTCTTGATGGCTCGGGAGGGACTGCAAAGACCCTTCCGCTCATCAACCAGGACGGATTTGGCGCGGAATACTTTCTCGACGATGGGCTCATCACCTATCGCGCGAAAGTGCGTCACTCCAGGGATACCGTCAAGTCGGGTGCGCAACCGTTCGACCGTCACACCGTGACGTTCTCGCGGTTCGTGAAACCGACCGGAGCTATCCCCCTGGGGTCGCTCTCGGAGGTGTCTTACACCATCCGAAACGATCCAAACGGCGTGACGTCTGACATCGTCGACGTCTCCGAGGCCATGTCGTTTTACATGGTCAAGGCCGGTGGGATTGCGACCAAGCTGATTGGTTGGGAGTCTTAGACGCCCAACACAATCTGAGCCAGCCTCCGACAAGCCGTAGAGCTCAAACAACGGAGTGATCCGATGTCTGTGCATAACAGCTATGCGGAGTTCGTCCTAGGAGTCATGCAAGCACAACTAGCTGATTGTGCTTTGCACTACCCTAGCCTCGCTAAGGAGTTCAGTCGTGACTATCTCCGATTGAGCTCCGCTCTCGAGTGTCATGGTATTGGGTTCTTTCTCAATACCATGCCAGCTTATCGAAAGCACCTTGACAGGTGCCTCGATGAGCGACGCCTAACCTATTCTGGCCTAACCCACTTTGGGTCGGTCCGAAAAGGTGAAGTAATCCCACGGCTTTTCCGGGGACTCTTCAAGCGCGTTTTCGAGAGTCAAGGCGAGATGAGGGCTGATCCTGACGTAAATGCCATACGGCTTCTACGACAACTCTTAGGAGTTGTTCGTAAACTTCGGGTGGCATGTTCGGAGGCTGACACAGCTGTGGCAGTTTCCGAATTCGTCAAGATCGATTCGGGACTGGCATCTTCAACTCTCCAATGGGAGGCTGAGCATGCCTTTGACTCACATTTGGCCAGAACTGTCTCGTTTTGCGAGATGGTGGTGGCACATAGTGAGCCTCGGATTCCTGGGTTGGTTACTCGACTACCTCAGGAATCGGTTCCGGAGCCACTAGTAGAACCAGCTACGTGGAGTAAGCTTCAGCGTATCGCTGACCTTATTTCTGCGGAGCTTGGGTCTTTCGACCCATACTTGTGGCGCCCTCGTCATGGACCTGGCGCGGTATCGGACGCACGTTTTGGTTCGTACAAGTACGAATTCAAGACGTGGCCCGAAAGGCTTGAGACGATCTTCCCGTACGCAGACTTTGCTTTCGCAAACTATGCGCATGTTGAGATCGTCCAGCCGTACACGAAGCGCTGGAATCTCCTTAGTCGGGAGGTTCCTGCGAGGATGTGTGCTGTACCAAAGTCGTTGTCGACTCCCAGGCTTATTGCCTGCGAGCCGACAAGCCTACAATGGTGTCAGCAGATTGTCCGTGACTTCTTGTACGAGCGCGTTAGCCGAACCATCCTATCAGGTTTTATCGACTTTCGTCGACAGGATCTGAACGGATCTTTGGCTCTCGCAGCCTCCATCGATTCGTCGCATGCGACAATTGATTTGTCGTCTGCTTCGGATCGTATCTCAAAGTGGCATGTTGAACGGCTTTTCCGCCGTTCACCAACACTCCTAGCAGCTTGCGCTGTTACGAGGTCGTTGTGCATGACACAAGAGTACGACGAGCGTTCACCGTCGCATATCTTGCTACGGAAATACTCGACGATGGGTAACGCTACGACTTTTCCCGTCCAGTCGATCTTCTTCTTGACGATCGCGTTGGCTGCGTACTTCCAAGTACACAACCTACGCGTGAACAAGAGGAACATGCGAAAGGCGATTAAGTCGCAGGTCCGTGTCTTTGGTGACGATATCATTGTCCCCAAGGACATTGCTAGTGTAGTCGTGGAACTGCTCGGTGACCTTGGTCTCAAGGTTAATACCGGCAAGACTTTTACGAAAGGAAACTTTCGCGAGTCTTGCGGTACTGATGCTTTTGGTGGACACGACGTGACCACCATCAACATTACCGACGTTCCAGCAGACTCCAAGCCCGGGTCCATTGTAGCAACCGTCGATGTTCACAAGAACCTCTGTGAGAGGCACTTTGTGAAGACCGCTCAGTTTCTACGCCGGACAGCCACGCGGTTTCCGATCGCCAAGGCGATCGCTACCGTGAAGCATGGAACGGGCTTCTTTGGTTGGTCTGACGTTGAGGCTCCTGAACACAACCTCAAGACGAGGTGGTGCAAGGATACTCACCGTCTGGTAACTCGATGCGCGTCGCTTACTGCGAAGACGCGTAGAGTCCAACCGGAGACAACAGCTGGTCTGCTTCAGTATTTTACTGAAAAGCAAGAAGTGGTTACCACGTCGGTATCCACTCTCGGCTATCAGACCAGTCGTGCTAAGGCGAAGATTAGCCTTAGTTGGGTGGCCCTACACGCCTG